CCATCGTCCTTATTGGCGGCGTCGAAACCTTCGGAGAGGCCGCTCCGCAGAGTCCGATGCAAATGCGACAATCCAATGCCAGCGGCAGCGTCTAGATCGTTTGGATTAACCGGGCCGCGCTCATCCATGGGCTGCCTGGGTTGCTTGCCGAGCAATCCTTCGGACGTGGCGCGCACGACGCGCTCCAGTGAGGCTAGGCCGGGGATGTGGTGCGTGAGCGTGGTGTTGAGTTTGCCGAGTCCGAGATCCGCTGCAATGGGTGCATTCTTTCCCGGCTGCGCTGCTGCCTTTGGCTTGTCGGGCAGGCCGAGCAATCGCCGCGCATAGGTAGATAACTCGCGCGTCGCGTCGCTATTGTCCTGGGTCGCATCCGTGTTGGCCTTGGTGTACTGCGCCGGGTCTTTACTATCGAACAGTGTGCCCTTGAATACGTCCTTGAAGACGCCGCTTTGTGGCAGGTTGGATGTGATCGAGCCGAACACGTTTTGCATGATGGGCGCGGACACATTCTCAAAAGCATTCTTGCCGACTTGGTTTAGCTGCGAACGGAAGAAATCGCTGGTCGAGTGGCTGCGGATTGAATCGTACAAACCGCCAGCCTGCTGTTTGGCTTCCTCATTCGCTTGTTTTCGCAGTTCCGCGATCTTCAATTCCGCATCGATGCGAGTCTGATTGGTTTCCCTCTCGAAATCGCGATTCGCCTGCGCATTATCTCTCCGTTTCTGGGCAAGCGCCGCAATCGTATTGCCTTGATCCTGCGCTAACGATTCGTTGTCGCGCAGTTGTTCGGCGTGCATCTGCTTCGCCATCTCCTGCCGACGCCGCATGGAATGCAGAGCTAGATCGGTGGTTGGCCGCCCGTCAGCATTTAGTTCATCGAGGCGGTCTTGCTTGGAAAACTGCTGTTGAAGGGCATCAACTTTGGCTCTGTCATTGATGCGGGAGATTTCACGCGTTGCGCTTTTTTCTATGTCCTGCCGACGCTTCTGGATTTCACCGAGGGCCAGTTCGCGCTCAATGCGGGCATTGTCCTGCGTTTCAATATATTGAGCTAGCGCCTTTTCCTGTTCGGCGCGTTTCTTCGTGGGATCGCTCGCGAAATCCCGATTGACGTTCTGGATTGTGCCGGTGAACTTTCGGCCCGCAGCATCGATCTGCGACTGGAAGGCAAGGTTCACGAGCGACGGATCGCCGGTCGGCTCCGTCGATTGCAGCCGCGCGAAGCCTTCTGCGCGGCGGGCGCGTAGACTCTGTTCGTCGAGGCCCTGCTCCAGCATTACCTGGTCCGTGCCGAAGCGCTTTTCCTGCCGCTGCTCAATGACGTTCCTGCTGGCCTCGATGGCCTCCCGGCTGTATATGGCGTCATTCTCGTGCGACAGTCGCGTACGCTCTCCAGGCGTCAGATTCTTGTCGCGGGCGATATCGAATTGGAACAGTTGCCGCTGTCCGAACAGTTGCGCCACGGGCCGCTCGTCACGGTTCGGCAGTTTCAGTTCCGCGAGGCGGTTCTGTTGCTCCAGGTTGCGGCGGTCAAAGGGGCGCTCTGGATCTGTATGCGCCGCTTTCTTAGATTTCAGAAGACGGTCGTACTCCTCGCGCAGTTTTTTAACATTGTCCAGATCCGCATTCAATATGCGGTCCGGCTGCTTCGCATTGATGTCATTGCGCGACTGGGCCTCGGCATCGTCCCTCGCGCTTTTCGCAGCCGCGATACGCTCATCCAGACCGGATTTCGACGAGTCCCCCAAAAGAGCATTTAGCTTGGCTGGATTTCCTGCCGGCTCAACAGGTCCGTAGGCCCCTGTCGGCGCCTTTCGTTGATCTACGCCAAACGCCGCCTGTCCGAGCAACTTTACAAGCTCAACCTCGTCCTGAATATTGCGGCCAATCCGCACCGACGCGCTGGCAATTTTCCCTTCCAGTAATGTCCACTGAACGCCAAATTGCTTTATGGCTTTTTCCGCTTCGAGCAGGTTTTTCTGTGTGCTATCTCCTAGATCTCCGATTTCGCCTTTTACCTTCTCGATATCGGGAGCGATGGCCGCTATACGAGCGCCGTCCCTGCCGAATGCGGCGACGGCTACTTGGGCGCGTTTAGCCGGGTCCTCAATTGCCGCCAGCTTACTGATGGTTTCTTCGAGGACTCCACCCAATCCCTGCCGGAGCGAAATGCCCAGTTCTGTCAACTGTTGAGCTGTCTGCTTACCGGCTCCGCCCGGCTCTTCGATGGCCGTTGCTAGCTTACGAGCAGCAGCCGCCATGGTGCCCAATTCAACACCAGATATCTCAGCGGCAGCACGCAGTTTGAATGCCTGCTGGGCGGTGATCCCCATCTCGTTGGCAAAGTTTTGTAGTTCCTGCGCGCCCTTGGCTGCATTCTTAACTACGTCCAGGAGTCCGACAGTAACGGCGCTGGCTGCTAGCGCCGGGATAGCAAAACTCCCTGCGGTGCGGCCAATTAGTGAATCTACTGCGCGTGAATTGCGGACGCCCGCAATGACATTTGCCGACTTAACGCTGTTGAGGAGATTCGCCTCTGCGCGATTGCTGGCTACCGCTATCTTGACCTTTTCGGCTGCGGCCAATTTGGCGGCAACCACTTGCTCGCGATATGCCTCGGCAATTATGCGCTCTTCATTTTTCGCGGATAGCTCTACAGCGCGAGCGGCTTCTTTCGCCGCAACCGCCTTCTCTTGCGCTGCCTGGATAGCCTCGCCAGCGGCCACGCGCGCAGCGGCCGCCTCTTCTACTTTTGCCTTGGCGACGGCCCGCGCCTCTTCCGCAGCCGAACCTTCCGTGACCGTTGCCGTTTCGAGTGCAGCAGTTTTCGCCGCTTGGGCCGCCTCATTCGATGCCGCGATGCGAACTTGCGCCTCGGTGCGGGCAGCGTCAGCCGACGCCTTGGCAGCCTCGGCTTCCCGGCGCTTAATGGCCGTGTAATCTTGCGCCGCAGGAATGGCTGTCGCCGCGCCGCCAGCTTCGGCCCCGGCCCGGATTGCTCCAATGTCGTGGGCTAATCTTGCTCGCCCGGCTTCTACTTGCGCCCGCAGTGAATCCTTCGCATCGGAGGCCGCTTCCCGCGAAGCCGCAGCCTCTTCGCGCTTCGCCTGCACTACGATGCGTGCTGACGCCTTGGCCTGCTCCGCCGTCAGTTTCGCGGAGTCGCGTTGCGCCTTATCGTTGAACAGCACATCTTTGGCGATCTGATTATTCATCGCCGACATCGTTTTAAGCGAATCACGGACAGACGCGCCGGAAGACGTCAGCGCCTGCAACTGTGAATCGAATTTCGCCAGCGCCTCTTTTCCGTAGGTAGACTCCAGGTTTACCTTGCGTTGGGCTGCAGTGAGACGGTCCAAATTTTCTACTCCGAGAGTAGAAATTTTATACAAAAGCGCAAATTCTGGAGATGACATTTGACTATCGATGGGAGGCTTTATGCAACTGGTTTTCGAGCGAGATGCTTTCCTGCTCGATGATGGTCATTGCTTCGACAAATCGGGCGTCGGCATCAACGAGGGAAGAGGTATATGAGGATTTGGCCCCGTCGCTCGCTTGCCGGATGCGGAAGTACTCTTCCACCCAGTAAATGCTGTCGTCGGTGACGTAGGAGCGGGGACACTGGCTGATGGCCATGCCCATGATGGGGAGTTCCGGTTTGCCCGGAACCGTGTAGGAGGGAACCCACTTCTGCTGGCGAAACTTTACGTCGCCGCGGAAGTACTTTGGGCAGTTTCGGAGGCGGTAGTGTCCGTCTCGCTTACAGGGTCGGCAGCGGTATCGGTCGTCGGCGTTTCCTCCGCTGCGGACGAAATGGAGGCCGACGCGGAGTTTTTTTGCTCACTCGGGGTCAATCCGCAGAGGCGCTTGATTTCCTGGAGCACTTCATCGGTCAGATCCGGAGGGCCACTGTCAATCAGCAGATCAGCAGTGGGATTCTCTACGCCGTCAATACGCATGCCGTGAACGGATTCAATCGCCCATTTCAGATACAGGGGCTTTGCCTCGTTTGCCTCCAGCGTGTCCATGTCGCTGAGTACATTGAGGTATTCAATGCGATCCAACGGATTCGTGAACTCGGTCAACGGTTCGCCCGTGTCCTTGTTCACCTGAATCTCGCCCGTGGCCTTATCTTTAATGGGCGTGCGGCGTTGATCTATTTCGATGAGCTGGTGCTGCAATTCGCGATAGGCTGAATTGAACTTCGCGAGAGCGCGGCGCAGTTCGGCCTTGCGGCCTTCGCTCATGCGCCTCAGCGTGAACGAGACATCCGTATAGAGCGACGATTGAAATTCGAGTTTGGAGTTGTAGTCAAACATGTGGAATTGGTGGGCTGGCGCCTGCCGCATGTGCGAGACGCCAGCCGGCAGAAACTAGGTGATTGTGTAGCCGATCTCGTCCGATGCGCCCGCCACAGATTCGTGGAAGATGAAGTTCTGCGCGTCGAGCATCCAGCGGTCGTCGTTTTCGATCAGTTTGGGAAAATCGAGCTGACCGCCCTCTAATGCGATGGTGTGAATATTGCCGGCAGTCGTGCCGATTTGGGCGCTAACGGCCATTTCCACTTTGCTGATCGCTTTGGCCCGTAGATTGGTTAGCGCCGTTTCGCTGTTATCGTACAGACGGCATTGGCCGGTAATGCGGCGTGTACGGCCAATGGGTCCGGTCGGATAGAAGTTGCCGAAAGTGTCGGTCACCTGATCCCAGCCGAAGTCGGCCGTGATGGTCATGCTCTGGACCGTATCGACCACATTCCCGCCGATCGATAATGCCCCGACGAAGCCCTGCGCCTGTGCGCCATTGATGACCGGCGTAGTCGGCTCTGCGGGGAATGATCCCAAGCCGCCCTTGCCGATAGTGTCGGCAGCCGCAAATTGCTCGCTGTCCAATACCCACATGCACACGCCCTCGACCTGGTAATTGGCGACGTTCTGCCCAAGATTCCAGGTGACGCGGCGTACAAGACAGGAGATGCCCGCCTGCTGAAACGGCACGGCTACCGCAGCCGTGCGATAGCGCCACAGGGTAAACGCCTTGTTGACCAGATCGTTGATGGTATAGGCGACGGAAGTAGTAGCCGTCACCGTTTCCGTGCCGAAGGCGGCCGTGAGAATGGCCGATGCGTCCGGCGCGGTTCCCGCGGTGCCCGATCCCATCAGCGGAAGACTCAGACGAAAGGTGCCATGCTGCCGGCCCTTCTGCGCCGGGAACAGCCCGCGCGAGCCGGTCTTCCATTCGATGTCGTACATATCGACTGCCGGGTCAAGTTCGCAAGTGATGTGCGCGAGATGGTTGTCTGCCGCGGGCGCGGCAGCAGTGCCGTATGTTGTTTCGCCAGCGGCATAGATTCGTTCATTGCGGCCGTAGATAAAAGCCGGTGTAGGCATGATTGGGCTCCTTCTGCCTCAACGGCAGTAGTCTGGATTGGGGAAAAGAAAAGCCCCGTACCGCGTAAGCGATGCGGGGCTTCAATGCCTGTCTGTCTCGCGACGGTCAGGGAAAGCGTCAGAGATGGGGTTACGTGTTCGCAGGTTCCAGCGGCGCGTCTTCGGCTGCGGCGTGACTTGGTTCTTTAGGTTCAGCGGTCGGCTTTTCAGTTGTCGCAACGGGCGTATCGCCTTCGCTCCACACCTTCAATGCCAGAGCCTTCTTTTCCAGGAAGTCTTGGGGGGCACTGTCATGCGACCCCGGCTGTGCCCATTGCCGCAGTTCAGCGGAGGTGAATTTCACCGAGTCGAATTGCTGCTTGGTCACCAGCGGCACTTTGATGCGAATGGCCTCATATACGTCTTCTGGCAGCGTGATCTGTTGGCCGAAATAGTTCAGCAGGCCATAGTTGCCAATGGAGGAGTGTGAGCCGAGAAAGTAGTAAGTTGTCATGGAGTTTTAATTCACGCGAAACGGCAGCGAGCATGTCAGCGACTGGAACCAGTTGCGATCCGCAATAGTTGGCCGGCTTCGCACGCATTGGATGCCGCCGTTTAGCAATACGCCCGCCTGTTGCAATGGCGAGAAGCGGTCTGCCCCGAATACCTTGTAAATCGCGTCGTTGATGAGATTCACTCTTGCCTGGAGATGACAGGGAATGCCCTCTTCGTCATCCGTCAGGAAGAAATCGATGACGACCGCAACCGCGCCAGAGAAGTCGTAAAACCCCTTGATCGTCTTTTGATCGAGCGTGCCGTTGCAGTGCACGAATACGGCAATATCGCTCGGATTGCCAGTGTTGTAATAATCGTTCGGATCGACCCACGCGCGCTGCACCTGATTCTCGTCGGAGAAGTCAATTACCGGGATCGCGGTGAGATCCGGGTAGTAATTCGGGTGCGCGGCAAGGAGCGCCGTCATTGCCGCGTTCAATCCGAATGTGGCATCGGCTAACTGCTGGACTGTGGCGTCTTCGCAGAGCGCCGATATCACGAGAGGTGGCGTCATTCAGCGTTAGGCCAGCGGCTGCAATGCAATCGAGAGCGAAGCCGGAACCGGCCCTTCGATGGTCACCTGCTCGGCGCCAGTGATGGTTTCGGAGCCGGATTTGGTGCTGGTGGCCGTCAGATTGAAGGTGCCGGTAGGCCCGATTATGCTTACCTTGACGGCATTCGTGAGCGTTTGCAGCGATACCAATTCGCCGCCGTCATCTGCCGACCATGTGGGGTTGCCGTATCCAGGCGCTACCCCTACATGCGTTGCGCCGGTCGTATCGACCCAGGATGAATTGAAGATTCTGGACACGTCGGAAGTGTTGATGGTGCTCGCCATATTGATGGCTCCTTGAGAAGAGATAAAAAGCCGGGAAGGTATGAATTGCTCTGCCAGATCCACGCTGCTTTGCGTGTACACCAGCGATGCGGCGCGTTTCATTAGCCGATGGATTGCGTGAAAGCGTCGGTGTCGAATGCGAGTAAATCCTTGGTCATTTCGCCCAATTCGGCAGTGTTCGTGTCGAACCAGCGGCGCTTGGGCAACCGTGAATTTCCTTCGTTATGGGCGCGCCCGTAGACCGCCGCTTTCGGATCTTTTTCGACGATGGCGAAGGCTGATTCGCCGCGCACTTCCACGGTCAGCGACGTTTGCATGATGCCGTGAAACAGCAGATCGACAGGCGAGACGTTGCGCCCACGCTTGGCTCTGTATTTTGCGTAACTTTTCGAGTAGGGCGCAAATGGCGAGCCGTCTACGTCCGTTCCTTGCAGGGTGCGCTTGCGGATGCGCGTGATCTCGCGCTGCCCCGCATAGAGCATGGCCTCGGCGGAAGGATGCGCGGTTTTGGCCAGAAAGATGTCCAGCGCACGCACTGGATCAGTACCGGTACTAGAACTAAACGTAACGGAGGATGCCATATTTCGCTATATGCTGGTCACGGAAATGATTAGCGTCAAACTTTCGATTGTGGCCGCGCTGCCGGTGTGCGAATTCGGGACGCTGCCCGTCTTGTATCGCTATTGCGCCGAATGCGGCCGCGACACGACTGTAGTTGTGCTTACTGAAGAGGTATCTGATTCACAATGGGTACTGGCCCGAAATGAACCCGTTCTGCCTGCCGCATTCACCGCGCGGGTCCGTTATTGGATGCAGACCCTGCAACAAAACGCGAATGTAGCGATCCCATCATGCGGCGATGTTGAGTGCCTCGCGGCGCGCTTTGATTGGTGACGCTCGGACCTGCGTTGAGCCCTTCCATCTATTCCGTTACGTCGATGAACAAGCGCGTCAAGGGGAGGTCTCCAGAGAAGAAATTAACAAAAACGTAGGAGCGCGAGAAGTATAAGACCGAGCGCAGACCATGTGGCAATCTCAATGAGACCAAAAGAGCGCCTCCTGCGGCGGGATATTCCGAAAGCCGCAATTCGAAAGGCGTTAGAGGATTGGTCTGATCGACTTTCTAAGTGGGATCGGTTTTGGACTTCAATCGTTGTCGGCGGATTAGTTATCGAATACCCGGTATCCACGCTAGAGAATCCAGAAACTCCGCGACTGCAACTTGTTATCCACGATAGAGGTGCGCCGCCCAAAACTTGGGGGTAAGCAGAATACTTGAGGTTCGCTGAATGCCATTGGCCTGTCACGCCATACATGAAACTAACGAAACACGCTAGGAGTGTCAAGTATATTATTGCCCAAGTAGGACATTGGAAGCCGGGGAGCTTTTCTACCATATATGGCCAGCGTAGCAGTAAACTAAACCTGAATCATCCAGGCGCCGCGGCAACGATAACCGCCGCATGAGCAGAAAACATTGGGCAACTGTCCGTTGTCCATCTTGTTGATCTCTTCGCGCGTCCAACTCTTGCCCTGCGCTACGAGCCGCATCAGCCGTAAGCAGAAAACGCGCGTGACTGCATCCACGGGATTGACGTAAACAAAGCGTAGATCCGGCAGCACCCGCCCCTGGATGCGCTGAAACCCGATGCTATTGACGATGCGGTAATACATCATCAAACTCGTATCGGCCAGCGTGAACGCCTGATCCGCAGCGACGCCCGCGCGGTCTTCCAGGATCTTCGTCAGTTCCTTTAGGCCGAGTCCGCCAAGACTAAACAGCGTCTTCGACTTCGCCGCTTGCCCGACCGCTTCGACCGTCGCCGCGATATCCGCCATGCTCGACAGTTTCACCGATTCCAGATAGGCGATATCGGCGTTGCTGAAATCCGGCAGCGGCAGCGGATTCTTCGCAGTGGCATTTATCGCGAAGAGCACTTCCTGAAACGATGGCGCGGGAGCCGGAAACGTTCGCGCGTAGGCATCGATAACCGATTCCAGACCGGCGCCGTCCAGCGCATCTTGCCACAGCAGCGGTAGCCGCCGCAATAGCCTTTGATTTGCCGGGACTGCCGCGATTTGTCCATCCGCGTCTATCTTCAGCAACCGGATGAGTCGATGCTCCAGCAGCAATTCGGCCCGCAGCAGAACCGTATCAAGATCCCGGCGAAAGGCGAGGATGGACGCGTCCACGCGGTCCGATTGCCGCTTGATGACGTCGCGGATCGGTTTCTGGTCATCCGGCACAAGGCACTATTGGCTTTTGGGGCGTTAAGGGCGCCAAGCACTCGTCGATGGGTATCGTTCCGACTGACCGTTCATGAAATTCCGCTTGCCGTTCGATGGACGCTATATACTCGTCGCGTCTATCCCTCTCGGTAATCACTTTGCGCCTTGCTTCAGCGAATTGGCCCAGCAGCGCTGATCTTCTTTTCCAAAGGAAAGCTAAGCGGTCTTCTGCCTTCCTCATTTCCTGATCACACATCTGGAGTTCGTTGATCTTCATCTCCAGGTCCTTTTCGGCATCCCGCACTGTCTCGTTCATGTTCTGGTCATCCGGCCACGATGGTTTATCATGTCCGTTAGCCTTGCGTGGGCTTCCCACAGAGCCTTTTCTGCCTTGTCCATTCTTGCAAGGCACTCGTCGGCACTCTGCGCAATTACTCGGACTATCGTGGTCAGTTCCGGCGACGGCCCAATTCGCGGGTCGATACGATCAGCCAATTTGCGCAGAGCGCATGCCGCCTTTTGCCGCGTTGTCATCCTCTATACGTCCAATTTACCCGCGCGTAACGAGGTTGCCAAAAAGGATGTTCGCTGTCGGGTCCGCAAACTGGCCCGGCTCCAGGCCGTTGCCACTCAGCACCGGCGCATCGGGCAACTGATACGTCTTCGTGGCTATCGGAATCGGATCGCTGTTTTGCAGGTAGAGATCGGTCGCGCTGCCGCCCACATAGACGTTCCAGTGAGTCGCCGTGAGAAATGGCGCGACGCCCTGCGAGAGTCCGACATGCGGGGGATTGCTGCCATCGGGCGGCATCAGATTGGCGATACTCACCGATACGACATGATCCTGAGCGAGAGTCATCGACAGCACGGCGCTCGGTCCAGATTCCGCGTTTCCTTTATCGGTTGGCGAGACGTATGGCGGCGCGGCGCAATAGGTAATCGCCACAAAAATGCTCTGCTGCGCGGACGTTCCGGTCGCTATCTGCGAAAGATTCGCGGCGCTCCATGATCCGGCGCGCACGGCGTGCTTTGCTCCCGGCGCATCGAGGTATGCGAACACATACGGCAGGCCGGAGGCACGCAACCGTTCCCAGGCGATCTTGGCGTCGTATTCGTACTGCTTGCGCTTGCGCTCGTAGCGGTCTTCGTCTTTCGACGCCCGCAAGCGATTGGACGCGGCGCGAAACAGGATTTGCAGCGCTTCGAACCGCACCCATTTCTGGATTTGGGAAACGCTGGCGTTGTAGTAAATATCGTGTGCGACGATCTGATTCAGCCGCAACCGGGCGCGCGTCCCTTGCGAGAACAGGCCGGTATTGAACACTGCGGACAAATGCGCCTGCTGCCCCGGTTGCCCGTACAGGATCGAAAACAACTGTAACTGCGCTTCGAGCTTATTGCGGCATTCAATCCAGGCTTCCTCGCAAATCGATCCTGACCCCTCCAGTACGATCGGCGCCGTCGGACCTTTCTGGCACATCTCAATGACCGCGTTTACTTCCGGGTCAAGCGATACCAGTTGCGCGCCGGTGATGAGGTCGGAGTCCGTGAAAAGCATTTATTGGTTAAAAAGGCGAGAGGGCGTTTCAGCCCTCCCGCGAGTGAGGTAAGTGAGCGGAGGAAGGAACTACTGCTCCAGCCAGCCGTGCACCTTGACGGAGCCGGGAGTGCTGGAGATCGCCTGCGTGTTGAAGCGCAGTTTGGTATTGGTTGCGCCGAAACGCGCCTGTGGGATCTGGTAAGATCGCACGCTCAGAGCCACGCCGTCGCGGTCCATGCCTCCGACGAACGAGAACACATACGGCTGAAGCACATCGGAGAATGGGGTTACATTCGCCGTGTCCTCCAGTGCGATTTGCGCCGATTTGCCAGCGGAAAGACCGCTAACTTCAATCTTTACCGTGTAGTCGCCGGATAGCGCCGAGGTGTCGAGAGAGCCGGTGATGGCTCCCGTTGCGGTGACGCTTTGAGCGCCCGTGGTGATGTCTTTGAGTACGGCCATATTTGCCTACTTTCTGGCGCTGCGCGCCGGTTCCATAATTTGCGGCGGCGCTTGATGCCCAAATTCGAATATCTTCATTCGATTTTTGAGTTCCTTTTGCGCCAGCTCTTGTTCGCGTTTCGTCCGTTCAGCCTTAAATGCTTCGATTTCCTCGGCTGTAGACAGGCGGTGCGTGTTGTCGATGATGCACTTTGCGGCAACGGTCGGCGTTGCTTCGCACACTTTGCCCCCGACGAGCCCGCGCAATCTGTCCTCTTTCGAGGTGATGTGCGCGAACCCTTCGGGAGAAGCAGAAGAGATTTGCGAGGCCTCTGACCTCACAAATCCCCAGTACTGCGCTAAATCCATTGGCATGACTTGATGGTTCCTTTTTGCTTAGTCGCTCTGCACTTGCACGCCGAACGAGTTTCGGAGCACTCCGCAGCCGTAGAAGGCGTCAATTGTGACCTGTTGGGCCAGGGTGCCGGGCTGATAGGACAGCACCACGCGCATACCGAAGTTGCCCATCTCGACGTACTCGGCAATCGCGCCGGTGCCAGGAAGTGGCTGCGGCAGGCGGCGCATCACGAGCGCGATGGCATCGCGGGCAAATGCAAGATTGTAGGTGGTCGAAGAAGGCTTGGCGACCAACTGCGACCGCACAATCACGAAGTCTTTTAATTTTCCGACTTGTCCGGTGACAAGTGCGTCTACGCCGGCCTGCCCGATGGTCTGAAATTCAGAAAAACGCGGCAGTAGTCGCACTTCGCTGTACGCTGTGCCACTAGTGACCAAAAACTTGGGCGCTGCGGGAGGCACCTTGGCAGTGAACAGTGCCGTCTCGGCGCCGTCCAGCCGGGCTTCATCGAACGCCGTCGCTCCGCCCTGGGCGCTGTTGAAGGTGAACTGCGGATAGAGGCTCAGTAGGTCGCTTTCGATCTTTTCCGCGACGGAAATTACCGCCGGGTTCATGTAGGTACGGAGCACGTCTACCGCTGTGATCGCCCGTGTCACATCAGGCAGGATGAAGCTGCATTCAGCGTGAGTGTTTAGAACGATCTGCGCATTGCCGAGGCTCGGGGTCTGCGCTTGTACAGATCCGCCTTCCGCGAGGTTATTCGCGGCCAGGACGGGCGGGATTGCCACGTTTACGGTGTCGCCGGCTTGCCCCAGTGTCGGTTCAAACTGTCTGTTGACAAGGTTGCCCATCACGAGATTGCTCATGAGCGCCGGGAGGGCCTCAGCAGCAACCAATTTCACGATGGCGTTCGCCATATTGGCAGAGGTAAGTGTTGCCATGTTGTAACTCCTTCTGCCTCAACGGCAGTAGTTTCGGGTGTTTTTTTACTTCTTTTACTTGGTGCTATTTGCGATGAATGCAGCGAGATCGGCCCTCGCTCTATCAAGCAATTCGCTGCTGGCGCCTGGCTTCACTTGGTCCCAATCCACGGCTTTTGCCGAGTGTTGCTGGGATCGTCCGCTGCCCGCGCCATTCACATTGACCGGCGGCAGATAATGCGGCCGGGCTTCGATGTAATCCTTGACGTAAACGTCGAGATTCGCATCGTCACCGGCATACAGTCTGCCGTTATCGTCGCGTTTGATCTTGCCGGAAAGAATCTCGAACAGGTCATCCGCGGCGCCAGATACCAGTTGATGTTTGCTGATTTCGGCCCGTAGAATGCTGTCTGCTTCTTTCCTTTGCGCCGATTCCTTGGTGCGCCGGTTCTCTTCCGTGAGACTGTTGATTTGATCTTGGAAGGTCTTCAACTGCCTCTGGAGAATGGTCACTTCTGGATTCGGCTTGTCGCCTTTGCCATTCCCTGCCGGTTCCGGTGTTGGGTCCGGTTCGGGGGTAGGCTCAGACTTGGCGGGTTGCGCTGATACGAACTTGGTGAAATCATTCTTCATGTTCTTCGCAAACCCATTGAGGGTTTTGTTGAACTCGTCGAAGATTCCCTTTTTGAACGTATCGGGATCAAACGCTGGTTTTGGTTCCCCGGAATTATTCGAATCGCCGGCTCCGGCTCCGGCAGCGCCCGGCTCGTCTGCGAACAGCGAGCCAAGCAGAAAACGGTTAAACATGGGACTCCATTCCGTCTCGCGACGGTATTCCCCTGGAGACTGCCAGGCCAGTTTGGTTTTGAGTGTTACCCGTGATTACGCCCACGGCGGCGGTAATGCAAAATTGTTGTTACGATGCGACCCAATGCTCATCCATCAAATCGGCCATGATGGTCGCCATGAGCCGTATGATCTGCTGGCGGCTGAGTTTCAGAGCGGGCGATCCGGGCGCGGAGTCGAGGCCAATGTAGTACAGGTCATCGCCGATCCGTTTCGCGAATGGCGCGAAGGACGCATCGGGCGATAGCTCGATGATGAGTTGCGCGTCCGATTCCATGCGTTACTGCAAGCGGCCTAGCAATTGCACGGCGTAGCTCTGCTCCTGCTGCGTCGCGTCTCGCTTTGCGAAATGCGTCAGCAGCAATTTGAGGGATTCCTTCACGGGATCGCTTGTCGGCTGTGGCGCCACTACTGCGGCTTTTACTTCCGCCGCTTTCGGCGCTTCTACTGCTTCCGGTTTTGTTTTTATTTCATCTGCCATAAACCTGTGCTCCTATGCGGCCGCTGCCGCGTCCTCGAATAGCCGCGGGCTGATGCCCTTCGATGCCGCCTGCAACTTTTGGCTCATTGCCTGCTGCTGCTGATCCAGTTCGAGCGCCGTCGGATTCTTCTCTATCTCGCTCTTGATCTGTTCCATCTTTTCGCGGCTCAGATCTGGCAGCGTGATTTCCACAATCCGATTCGCGATTTCGCGCTGGTACTCCGGCGAATTGACTTCCACAATGCTCGTGGCTCGCTCGATCACTTCCAGTTCGATCACATCGTCGCGATCCGCGAAGTTCATGCCCTGCACGTCTGCCACGACGCTGATGCCCATACGGGTGATCGCGGCATTGAGCACCCGCTGAATGCCGGTGCGCGCCTGATCGCCCAAGGCGGCAGCTACATCGCGCGCTGGCATCATGTCCTGCTCCTTGCTATAGCCACTTTGCGCCGATGCTGATGCCGAGGCCGAGCGGCCCTGCGTCACGAGATACGCGAGGCGATAGACTTCTTCGCGCAATTCCTTGATGCGCTCTTGCGAGGCCGAAAACGCTTTGCCGGACTGCTCCAGAAATTCGGCTTTGTCATCCTTGCCGAACTGCATGAAATAGCCTTCGCCCTTCGAAACCTTGTCTACAGCCTTATCGCTGTAGATCGTCAGCATCGCGAGATTGGTCATTTCGAGCGCCCAATCGTAGGAATTCTCGTGATTGAGCAAGCGCACCAGCGGCGAATCGACGCGATTGCCGATCCAGATGCTCGTATCGATGACCTGCCGGAACAGCGGCACGATCTGCTGATCGGCAAGCGAATGCGGATGCGGGAATCCCTGGATTATGGTCGCGTTCGCATCGGGAGGATTGTCGCCCAGCGCATTCAGCAACTGCGTCTGATCTTTTTTGCGCTCATACTCGTAAGCGGCGACTTGATCGCGCGTGAACACATACCAGCGGTCGAACACTTTCGGCTCTTGAAATGGGTCATCCTGCACGGTAGCCAGTAATTTGACCACCGCCCATTCGAGGTTGCCCTGTTCATCCTCATACCAGTTGATGACATCCTGCGGGTTGTAGCATCGCAGAATCGGGCGCAGGCCCCCGCTCGCCTGTTGCTGCGCGCGCGAGGCGAATTCTCCCTGGACCGGCACATCGATCAGCACATACGCTGTCGAATACAGCAATACGGCCGGCTCGACGGAACGCCGCCAGAAATCGATTAGCGGTGTCGAGGCGAGGTCCACGTCCTCCTGGAATACGGCCACCTGCTGCTTGATCTTGTCGGACGCTTCTACGTCGGTATCCGGCGATCTGAGAACGATGGACGGCGGCTCCTTAAACAGTGCGCTCAGATACCAGCCGATGATATTGCCGAGATGGTTCGCGTACGTGAATCGCGCAATGCGATCCGTATATACGTCGGGCATCTCCATCGGGCGCTTCGCGAGGAACTCCATCGCGCACGACTTGAGGGTGTGGCCGCCTTCGTACAGTTTGCGGGCGCGCTCCCATTGGCCGATGCACGATTTATGCGTCTCATGCCGTGCATCGATCGTCTTGATGGCGATCTGTTCCGGGAATTGGATCATTGATTACCTGCTGCGCGGCTGAAAGATAAACGCCATGCTGAAATAGCGGCGCACGCGAATCGCGTAGAAAGTTGCCGCTGCCCGAGAGGCGGCATGGCCGAAACGTAGGCCACAGCCAACTAGCATTTAGTACAGCCCCAGGATGCTGGTGGCTGTCGTGCCAGTGGCCCAAATGCGTGAGGCCGCGATGGGATGAATTATGCCGCCGGATAGCCCGATGAACGTAACGGCTGATCCATCCTGGGCAAGCGTCACCTTTAGATCGCCGCCAACGCCCACGTAGATTCCGCGCGTTTCGAAGGTCATATCTACCGAGTCGCTGGGCGTGATGGCGGCGCCGGAGGAAACCGGGCCGTTTATCTGCTTAGTCAGATGATGATTGTTCGTTGCCATTTACTTTCTTTCCGTGCCGGTCTTTGGCTACGCTGCCGATTAACCCTTTGATATAACCGGTTCTGCCAATTGGGCGCTTCAAGCCCCATGACGGCTCGGTTTCGTCGAGCCATTCGATAGCTTTCTCGATGAGATTTCGATACTGTTCGCCAAAACGGGCAATCAGTTTCTCTGTCTGCGCCCGATCCGTCACACTAGCCTCGTTTGTCCGAATCCGACTTCGCCGCGGTGAATCGGCAGCACCTGCTCGCAGAGATACCTGAGCGCGTCCGAACAATGTGTTCGTTTCGGATCGCTCTTGTCCATCTCATAAATCGAGTTGCCGTGCGAGTCCTGTTTCCAGGTGACTTGCTCCAGATCGCTCACCAGTTCCGAGCACTGCGGATCGATCATGAGACGTCGCTCACCGGCGGCATTGCACAGCGCGGCATTCACCGAATTGACGCCATCGCGCACGAGATTGTGCGAACTGGCGACCATCATGCGAAGTTCGTAGCGCGGGTCGTTGCGAAAGTACTTCTCGACCAGGCCCCAATCCGACTCGCCCGCATGGTTGCGATTATTGCCGGCCGGATCACCATAGATCCACACCGGCAACTTGTACCCATAGCGGCAGTATTGCTCGGTCCGTCGAATGAATTCAGCGCACGCCGTATTGATGTTGCTGTCCGGCAGACTGATTTCATCGAGAATGCGGATATGCTTCGAAGACTCGACGCCCAAGTGCGCGTAGGGCCTGTAATCCTGCACCTGAGCAATGACCGAAGACATCGGGTTGACGTTGAAATCGAGCGACCAGCACAATTGCAGATTCGGGTCGTATTCGATCTTGCGGAGATTCTCCGATCGGTTGAACGCATGGAACACGCGCCCGCTGCGGATGTTGAGATATTCGCCGAGAACTTCCTGCCGATAGAATCGCTCATCGTACGACTGCTCCAGCCGGTCGTACATTTCAAGAACATGATAGTTTTCGCGCGGCGATGCGAGCACCGCCTCAAATCCCGGCTGCGGATCGACTATAAAGCGGCGATACACCCAATCGAAGCCGTTCGGCGTCCAAACCGCGAACGCTTCGCGCAACAACGCCTGCGGATCACGCAAACGCGCCTGGAGGCGTAAAAACGAATCCTCTTTGCAAAACGTCAGTTCGTCGCAGCCGAACCACGCGAGGTTCGTGCCGCGCAACCGGTCAGGATCGTCCAGCGAGCGAAACAGGATATTGGATCGCGGCTCGGACAAGTACAGCCGATTTTCCTGCTTGTAGAAGCGATAGGGTATGCCTTCAAGTTCCAGAATTTCCCAGAACGCGACTTGCGTCACGTCTCGCAGCATGGGATACGATGGCGCTCCTACGAGGCCATGGCGGCCGGCGTTGATGTGCGCGAGGAACAGGGACTCGTAGACTAAAGCCCTCGATTTCCCGCTGCCTACTGGACCCGAATATCCTTTGTATTGGACTCGGAGGGCGTGGAATTTTCGCTGGCTCCGGAGGGGTTGGTAGATCCACGCTCTTTCCATTCGTCAGTCAGCCAATCCGGGAATGCGGCTTTTGGCGCAAGCACTCCTTCATCGATTTCGTCCTTCCACTGTCCAAGTTCTTCAGCGGCCTGCTGCGCTACGGCTCGCAACTCTTGTGCGAGGGCTGTATCGCTGACATATTCCGCCACAAACTTTCCGCCGCGAATGCCCTTAATCCGTCGCAGCACAAAGCCGCCCGTGCCGCCCGGGACCTTCGCCATCGTCGGATCGGCGGCGCGCTCATCGGCGATCATCATCAAGCGGCGCATAATGTCGTTGTACATCCGCACGCGCGCCTGTTTCGAGGCGATCTGCATGTCAGCCACTTTGGCAACTTGCGCTATAGCCTCCTCAGCGACGGCGGCATTGAGAGCTTCGATGCGGGCGCGCACGCGCGGCCGATTGGCGAGACGGCTGCCCTGCGACGAGGCGTACGGCGCGGCATAGCCGGCGGCCAGCGCCGCTTCATGTTTGCTTTTGCCGAATAGCGCCCGGGTGCGTGCGAATTGCTCCTCGCGCATATCCGGCAGCGGACCAACGGCTGGCGGCTTTATTTTGCGTTTCGCGCTCATCTAATTCGGCTGGGATTCAGGCCGTTTCATCATCGTCATCGAACCATTCGTTAAACCTATCGAAGTTGGCCATGGTATCCGTTTCTATCTTTTTGGCGATCTCGACAGCCGCAGGCCTCATATAGAGGCCCATCAACTCGTCGTCATCGAGCCATTCATCAGTTACGGCGTCCATGTGTTTTCGCGCTCATTCAATACGTGTCAAATTCAGAATGTGGTCGGTTTGGCGACGGAGCGGACGAGCGCCATGAACCCTTTTTGTAGGTCGGTTTTCGCGATAGCGAGCCAGCGCTTATCGACGGTGGGCATCTCATTTAATACGTCAATGAGTTTCCCAACGTCCTCGCCCTTCATTTTCGCGTCGTTCATCAAATCGATTTCTTCTTGGCTTAGATCGCGATAGCCGCTGATCTTCTGGTGTTGGTTATCCATACTGGTTTGTTTTGTGTGAGACTTAAATCCGGAGGAACTCTTCGGTGGAGGAAGAGGACATATTCTGCGACTTTTGCGGCCGTACCGCCTATTTCCTGTGCGGCTCGATCATCGGCCCGGATGCGACTCCCTGCGATGCGCCGCTGTGCCATGAGCACTACCGCGGCGGCTGCTGCCCGAAGCACGCGAAGCGGCCATTGCCGAGAGCGCCGGTAGTCATGCCGCCACGCCCGGATGGGGCGCAGTTGCGTCTGTTCTAGGATGCAAGCGGCAGCGACTTGATTACGAACGGACCACATACTGCGGAACAATGCCGCTCTACTGCCTGGAGGACTCCCATCATTCGCCCATGACTGCCGCCCAAATCTTGCGTGCTATACAGTGCGCCAATGGCGATATCATCCCCACATCCGCACGCATCGTAGCCGTGAAGCGATTCGCCAATCTGGTAATCGCTTTGGATGCAAAACAGACGCCCAGCGTAGCCTAGCAGGAACGTGCCGCCGCTCTCTTCCTCGTTCGTCTTCCGGGCGTATCCGCCGTCTTTCAGGCATTGGCGAACGGAATCGGCGAACGAAGTGGCGAGATACTCCTCGACATCCTGGCCATCCGCTCGCGTTGGAATCTCCAACTTGTATCGCAGCAACTGCCCCATGCGAAAGGAAGACGTGAAGCCGAATAGGAATTGGCCCCGCTGGAACACCTTAGCATCGGCGCGGACTGTGATTGATGCGCCGGACACGCCCGCGCTGTCGCCACCGATCCAGACTGTCTTATTAGCGTCTACGAATCCAGCGATAGCGGTCATATTTCCAGCGTGTTGTCCACGTCGTCAATCGCTTCGCTGATTCGGTGCAGACACTGGATCAGATCTTCCAGTGTGCTGCCGATCTTGCACGCTGCCGGGCATGCGCCGTGGCCGACTTTAGGTTCTTGTCCGCCGATTGGCCGTCGAATCGGTTCCAGCCGCGCCGCCAATTTCTGGAATTTCGCGCCTATTCGGTCAACAACGCCTTCCAATAACTGGAGCTTGCTTGCAATCTCCGGCTGGCGCTCAGCGCAGTCAGTATCTAATTGCGACAGACCAGCGCTGCGCTGTTCATCCAGGCATGCGCTTATCTTTTGCCCACCATTACCCAGCGGAATGTTCCCCCACGCAGATTTGTAGTTGTTCTCCATAACTCCTTCGTCATTTACGCTGCCGCCCTTGCGGCCTTAATGCCTCGGTGCAATCGAACCTTGTAGGTACTTGTTACCGGCTCCGGTACTTCATCGCATAGCCGCTGCATCATCGCGTTGCGGAACTGGGTCACTCGCACCAGCGACACCAGCCGCTCCGCATCAATGCGCGCTTCGAGCTTTTCCATGTGTCGGCTCGAATCAGGCGCGTACTCGCCCGCATCCATCGGCGCCGTGAATCGGCAGTTCCCGGAACGCAGCACGTCGATCAACGCATTTCGCACCGCTTTACGAACATACATGAGCATGGCGTCGGCATAGCGGATGTTTTCGCGCCTCGCCCAAGCGTGCATATACGCCGCCTGTACTAGATCCTCGCCATCGATCTGCGGATACCGCACCACGATGTGCCGCGCATAGGCCAGCATGCCAGCCCGCAGGCGCACCAGTTCGCATTCAGCGGCAGCGTCGGTCATAGATAGAACAGAGTGAACTCAACAATCCATGAACAGATCACGCCGATGACTATTCCCACAGCGATTGACCTCGCTTGTCGTCGCTGCCGGACCAATCGCCTAACGCAACTGTCGCCACGCTGTATATGCTCGTATTCTTCCGACCCGCACCATTGGCAGGATGCCTGATCGCTTAATTTTTCGGTCATTTGAAAAACATCGCGACAACGCTGATATAGGCCAGAATCAGGCCGACCAGCGCACTACCGGCGGCAATCGCAAGCCCCTCAGCCAGGTCGCGTTGTCCAACCAGCCGCTCCGCGCAGCTTTCGCCGCGGCGGATGTGCTCATGCTCACGAGAGCCGCAGAGGGCGCAATGTGGCTTGGCGCCGGGATCGGTGGTCATTTCAGTGCCGGGCCCTTATTCGCTGTTTAAGTGCTCATGTATTACGTAACCAACTGATTACGTTACACATAGCCGCAGGGCCCATCTTTTATTGCAACTGCTTCAACTTCTCTCTCGCGTATTGCGCCTGCTTTATCTATTGACTTATCCAGCTAGCTGCATTAGTATATTAGCTAGAGGCATGACGTTTCGCAATGACTGGAATCTGGCAAGCATTCCGTATGAAGCGATCCCGGATGATCTGCTCAAACGCTGGTGGGCTGTCTATCGAGCCTCACGCCGCGCCGTTCACTCCGGCGGTCATAATGGCGGGCGGCCACGAGTCGAGGCCATATGCGAAACATGCGGCAACCTCTTTGGCGCCCGCGAAATGCTGCGGCATAAGCCCCGCTGTCCAGCGCGGCAGTAATCCGCTGCCCATCTTCGCCACCCTTCAGGCGCTGGACCTCGCCACAACGCTCGCAGCCTTTCACTACGGAGGCTACGAGGCCAACGCCATCACGGCGTCCATTCTGCCGATTCTCGGTCCAGTCGCAGGCCTCGTTGCGGCCAAGGTACTGCTCGTACTGATCGCAACAATGGCCGTTTCCGCTGGCAAGCGGCGGCCCGTTCGCATCGCCAATTTCGCTTATCTAGGCGTAGTCGCCTGGAATCTCCAGATCGTCGTCAGGCTGGTACTCCAATGAACACTCGCACAAACTTTATCGTGATCGCAGCGGCCGCATTACTGCTTTTCTGGGGCATCATTGGCCACTACCCGGCCATGTGCCGCGCCATTGCGGCGCATATCACCGGCATCCTCGGCGGTTGCGCGTAAAGTCGCTCTCGGGAACTTCTCGCGAATCGCGGCGACGACTTCCATCGCGCCCAGCGCGCGCTGAAACATCTTCGGCTCCCTGCCGTCTTTTCCGCCGCCTCTGCGATACGCATCCATACTTTCGCGGTAAACCTTGGTTCCGGCATCCATGCACTTGATGACGATGCGGCTATCCGCCTCATGCTGGTGCTTCGCCGCCGTGCGCGTGTTGATGAGCTGCGCCAGGTTGACGATGAGGGACAGCAGCAGCAGGAGCAACAGTACGCTAGTCATGCCGGGCCTCTTCGATCTTGAACAAGATATCCGCCCGGATGGCTTGCAGTGTCTCGATCATGTCCTCCGGCTGCTTCGGGTCGATCCAGCCGGCCACGATGGCGTCAGCGTCGGTGAGGCCGCGCTCGTAATCGGTCATTTACAGGTTTTCCATACCGCGAAACGCTTCATCGACGCGATCACTCCATTGCTCCTTCGGGAAACGAATGGGCGTACAGAAAAGCGATCAATTCGCCGGTTGAGAAACCATATCCTGGGCTTTACCTCAGCCCCTCCACTCCGAACTTGACGTGGATGGCATCGCGGATCATCCTGGCGGCCAACTCCCCCTGGCTCTTGTACCATCGGTGCGCTTCGTTGTCAGCAATCTCCGCGCACTCCCGCGCAACATCGCGGCGGATCTCAGCTAGCGCATCGGGGGATTGCATGGCGGTCAGAGCCTCCTGCGCGATCTTGTCACGCGGCGTTCCGATGTTGTACGCACTCATACCTGCTCCTTACATTCCAACCAAACATGCTCGGCGGTTCTACAGAGTATTCTTTGAGACTCAGGTACGATCCAATGCAGTATGCGCTCGGCATCCTCCCGTCGTGCGAATCGAACAGCATCGTTTGCGTCTGCCCCAAAATTGGACGGAGAATGCCCACGCCAATACACGCCGGCCCCCTCAATCAACCAACATTTGCAACTCATGGCCCGCTCAGCGGCGAGCTGTGTCTCTAATGCTTCTATTCGCTTGATGGCAATTTGCAAGCGCCCAACGGCATCCATTTGTGCGACTTCTACGCTGTATTCGCTCATGCCATTGCCCTCCACGCGGCTACCCACATAACCTTGCAGGCGATGTGTAGCGCCTGATCTGAATTAAATCCGTACAAGCCGCAACATTTCCCGAAGTCAATCAGAACGTGTGCGACTAATTCTGCCGTGCCTAACGGGATGCTTCCAGTAATTAGCGCAACTGAGCCAGCGTGTATTAAAGAATGTGCCAGTAGGCATTGAAACCAAGGCACTCCCGGCAATGGATTTGTGTGATTCTTCCCTTTTGACAGGAAGTCGCCCTGCAGTGGGTAATCTGCGAGCGCATGCCCGACTAGAAGCCAAAAAAGTATGTTCATCGCAGTTCAATGCACACCAGGCAAATGACCAGCGTGAACAATGCGCCCACGCAGAAACCGGCGGCAATGGCCGGCATGGTGGAAAGCCAGTCGAGGAGTACGGTCATCTCTTCGGATGCTTCTTTCGTAGCCAGCGGTTCTTTTTCAGACTCACCAATTCCATGCCGCTCCAATAATCAGGCACCGTCCAATACGAAATTCGCCCGCAAAACCAGCCTGGACGTGTCCACTGAATCATTTGCCGTCAAGCTCCAACTTCTTCAGTTTTTCCATCGTTCGGCTCGATGCAACGCCGGGCGTCACAGTCAGGTCATTCAGCACCGCCGGGCCGTGGTGTCGATAGTGGGCAGTGGGGGAACCGGCAAGCAGCGACAGCGCGAGCGCAGCCAGGGGGGCAGTGGAGCGTAACATTTATCAGATCGAAACTTTATTTGCGACCGCCGCTAGCATACCGGCCAGGAGAACGCGCGCTGTCTCTAGCCCCAGTAGATAACCTAATTCGGCATCCCGTGCAGCCGTCTGGCCGTTCAGCCTCCGATAGTCGGTTGCCCAGGGACCGGAATTCCTTCAGTTCCTTCGCCAGCACCTCATCGCCACGATTGGCTAGACTGGCTAGCGCCATCTCGACAAACATCACTGCGGGGATGGTCATAAAAAATAATTCGGCGCTAAAAGTGGCGGGTAGCGCAAAGGAAGAGACGAGCGGAAACCGCTTAGTTGATATTGATCGACGCCACGGCGCTGCCATTGACCACGCCGAATGTCGCCGCGCCGCTCAGTGTGCGCGGCGACGTGACGTGGATATTCGACAAGCCCGCGCCGGAGAAATCTTCTACCGCGAAATACGCCCGCAGTTTGCCGGTCGTGTCGATGATCGATGCGCCGGTGATCTGCACATTCCCCAGTCGATTGCCGCCGCCGCCCTGCTCGACCGCAATCGCGGAGTCATCATCGCTTGACCCGCGCTGATTGGCGTTGGTCACAGTCATGCCGGCGAACGTAAGCGCCGGGCCGGGGATGTCCCAGAAGTGGGCATCGGCTCCATAGCTGCCATCGAAGGACGAACTCGAGTTCTCGATGAGCACCGAGCCGCCTGGGCTGCCGGCGCTATTGTCCGATGCCTGATAGCCCGCGCCTTGATTGCGTGAGGTGGCAAAGTTCGACACGACGATCGAGACCGCCGCGGCCCGGCTGCTTTGCGCCGATACCGAAACGGTCACGCCGTTGCCGGCGTTGCCCGATGCGCTGCTATTTTCGATGAGGATATTTTGCAGCGCATCGCTATCGCCGTTCGGTTCCACGTCGATGCCGGCCATTGGCAGCGTGCCCGTTGTGTTCGTGAACTGGCAGTGATCGATTGTGACGTTTTTCCCGGAGATCAACGAGAACGCATTGCGCCTGTTATTGTTGAACACCGAATCCGTGACTGAAACCGTGTCGCTGTAGCCGCGCGATCCCGCGCCAATGTAAATCCCGTCGCCGCCCGAATCATTACAGGCAATCCCGGAAATGGTCACATCGCTCGATCCCTCGATGCTCAGACAGTGCCGGTACTCGCCGCTCGTGTATTCCGACTTTCGCATCTGGAAGATGCTCTTGCCGGGCGTGCCCGCGATGCGGACGTTGCTCACATCGACGACATTCAGCATGTGTTGATATTGCGAATAGCCACTCGTGGCCGTCACGGTTGCCCCGGCGTCCATCACCACGTTTGCGCTGTTGGGAAAATTCAGCGGCGCGACGTTGTACGAGCCAGCCGGAATTTCGAGAATCTGCTTATTCGCTGCGGATGAATTCAGCGCGTTTTGAAACACGGCCGTATCGTTGCCGCCGTGGCCGACCGAGCCATAGCTAGTCAGCATCACCGTATCGCCGGAGGGCGGAGGTGGTGGTTGGACCGGAGGTGGTGGTTGCACCGGCGGCGGCGGAGGTTCGACCGGTGGAGGCGGAGGAGGCGGCTGCTGTACGCTTACCGGCGTGATCGTGATCTTGTCGATCTCCGCGACCCAGTTGGTGTGCTGCCGGACGAATCGGATCGAGTTCGAACCGGCCCGGAGGGGCAGCGTCACAGTCTGCGATTGCAGCCGCGTCCATGATCCAGTCGGAGGAAACGTCAGCACCTGCGCCGATCCGCCGTTCGCGCTCACGCTCGCAGGCATGCTGCTTGATGTGCCGTTGTCGAAGGTGACGGCAATCTGATACGAGCCGGACGCCGACGCCTTGACGTTGTTCATCGTCAGCGTGCCGTTGCCGGGTCCGCCCAGGTTCTGGACGTTCTTACGGCCGGAGCACACTGAGCAACCGGCGATATCGGCGCTACCGCCGACCTGGTTGCCGGACGCCTCAGCTTCATAAATCGTTTGCGAGCTGGCGCACAACGACGCCGCGAATATCAGTACTGCGAGTTTCATAATTGCGATTGCTGTTATCTGTCAACGCTTTGACAGGTTTTTTGACAGTGAACGATAGGTTTTGACAGTTTGGGGCGAGGTGCGGAAAACTCAGGCGGATTGGCCGCAGTTTTTAAGATCCGGGCGCGAACTCATGACCACATGACGGACAAGTAACTTTCTTCTTTTCGTCCAAACGTCCCTGCTCTTCGGCGGTAGTTGGATCGAACTGCGGGTTGAGATCCTGCATCAATTGCTGATACGCTTCGTCATCCCATCCAGTCCCCAGGAACCCAAGCTCCGTCTCGTCGATTCGGATGCTTTCGAGCAGTTCAGCTAAGGCGTGGTCATCGTAGGATGCAATGTCGTTTGTACGATTGTCTGCGATCACGATTCGCGCCGCGGCTGCATCGTCGCAATCGACCCAGATGACCGGGATCGTGGTCGCGCCCTTCTGCTCTGCCGCCATGAAGCGGTGATTGCCAGCGAGAATGTGACCCGTTGACTCCTGCGCTACCAGCGCGCCGTAGAAGCCGTTGTGCTCCATGCTGAGATGTAGTGCGCCGATGTCGCCCTGCCTCGGATTGCGCGGATGCTTGGTGAGTTTATCGAGCGGGCATTCCGGATCGAATCGCCGATTGATTACCGCGATTCCGGATTCGGCCTTTGCTTTGCGCTTCGCCATCGCTTACGCCGCTACCCCGATCGCCCGTTGCTCCATCGCATACAGCACGGCTGCGCGCTTCGCCTCTGCGAACGTCGCGTAGGTTTCGTCGCTCACCAGCGTGATTTCCGTGCGGCAGCAGCCAATGGCCATAATGCGATAGAGCGTATGCTCGCTGGCGAAATCCATGTCGTGCACTACCGCTTTCCAGCCGCGGCCGAGATCATCGGTCCACCAGAACCAGCCGGCGGTTGGATCGTGGTACGTGTGCCAGCGCATTGCGGTTAAAATACACTCCCCCTAACCCCCGGCGTGAAAACCGTCGAAAGCTCGCCCGATCCCAGATTCCCCGCGCTTAGTTCTCGTCGTGCCGGGTACCCTCGTCCGCTCCCTCGGGTTAGTTCGCTCCCTTGGTCTTGCGGAGGGTAGGTCTCGACCTCGGGCGCTTGGCATTCGACTTTGCCTCACCCCTGGCCGCTCGGATCTACCACGTCGGCGTTGGCCGTTAACGTGGCGTTGCCGAGAGTGGTAACAATGCGTCTGCTGTGAGTTTGTTGCTCTTGTGCAGATTTTCGGTTGCCGTAATTACGCGCAGATTCCAGGGTACGTGCAGCCCACAGACCCTCTTTCCGCGGAGTGGCACGATGTGGTCAACGTGGTGCTCGACGCCCGTTTCCTTCGTGCGCTTTACGCACGCGCGGTAGACGGCGATGAACTGCCATGACTTGACCCAGGGCGGCGTCGCCTTAAGGATTGCTGCTCGCCTACGCGCTACACTAGCTGAATTCTTCGCATTGAGTCGCTCAAACCTGCGTCTGAACTTGCGAAGGTTTCGCGTTTCCGGGACATCTGCTGGTGCGCAGCCGGTCGCCCTCGCCAGCCTTTTGACGTACGCGTGGTAGACATTATCTGCTCGATGCCGCTTCGAGCACGCCCTGCATCTCGATTGGCCACGCCGCCGGACTGCGGACCAGAACCGTACCGGGTTAAACGCATCCTTTGGCTTGAACTCGTGACATTCGCAGCATTGGACCTTCAGGACGGCTGGCTGCGAGAATTGCCGATTAGACCCGCTGGATTCGCATTTCTGACCGGCGGCATATTCCGCCCGGAGCGCCGCCAGTTGCGCGGCCTTCTTCGCAAACTGGCGATTCATCCGCTCGCGCTTGGCTTCGGATTTGGAATCGTAATGCGGAAGCACTTAGCAATGAAACCTAGCGATGTTACCGCTGCGAGAAATCAAAGACGGCCTGGATAGGTCGCCAGTTCCCGGCGCGAACAAACTTGCAAAATAGTTCATTTTTCTCTTGCGTTACAATAGCTGGTATTGTACTATCTAATCAAGAGAGGAAACCGAAAATGACAACCACAGCAAGACGCAACCTTAACGAGTGCGAAGCAATTCTTGGATCAGCAACCAACACGTTGCAAATCAAGGGTCTGCTTGAGCGCGGTGGAATATTGATTTCTGAGATAACTCGTGTCGCGGAGGAAAGCTCAAACAGTGAACTGGAAGCCGCGGCACTCAGTGTTTTGCAGATGATTGACGGCTACCCATTCGAGGGATCAGGCTTTTCTATCGAAGTGAACCTTGGAGACGGTTGGACAGCAGACTGGGTCAACCATCCGGAGTGGGTGCGATATTCAGCTGGTCGCTCCATCCCTATGGCGAACAATTTCGTTACTGCCCCCTGCGAGATGCACACTCCCCGCCGATGGGCATATGAGTTAATCGAGCTGCTGCGCACGGAACTACCGTCATTTCGTTATGCCGAGTTCAGAATTCAGGAAAGAACGGCGGTGGCTCGTTGAATCTCGCTAATATCCCTGACGCGCCCTTCTACGCCGAGCTTTCGCGCCGCGTATCACTGATGCGCGGCCCGGACGACATTCCCGACGCGCTCAAATCCATCGTTGGCGCGGTCCAGGCT